GGCATCTGTAGTTTTTTCCGGGTTTTTTCGACTTGTTTGGACTTGATTTCCTACCTACCGGTACTTTTTGATGCTCGAATGGGGAATTCTGAGGGTGCTGGAGGCGTTTTTGATGGGAATTCAGGCTCATATGCGACCTTTTCGGTATTTTCGAGGGAGGTGGCGGAAGATATGGGCGATGACATCCACTGTCCAGCCGTTGCCGAGCATTTTGTATTGTGCGGGTGCGCGTACACTATCGGCGTAATGGTCGGGAACTCCTTGTAACCGGGCACATTCTACGACGCTGAGTTTTCGTAATTTACCGGTTACTGGATCATGTATTATGTTGCAGCTTCCTCCAGCATTGTTTCCACCACAGGCGCTTAGGCTGCTTCCCTTAGCTCTAATATCAAATACCCTATCTCCTTGGTACTTAGAAAGTTTACCTATGACGCAACTTTTTTTACTGTCTAGGCGGTAATTTAAGGTTGGGCAGTATCTGTTCGCCACCTGTTGCTTTAGGTATAGGGAATTTTCTGCGGGTTCGAGCACATCACGCAGTACTGTTCCAGTGTTTTTTGGCAATGCAACCTTATGGACGTTGGTCCAGTATATTCTTTTTCTATCGTGCGCAGACACTAAAGCACTATTTATTGAAATGTGAGGTAAGCCAAGATGTCCAGTAATTATATCTTGGTATTCTTTTTTTCATGCGCACATTTTCAAGTAAGAAAAAGTCAGGGGCACATTCACGCAGCAGTCTTACGTATTCGAAAAATAACTTACTTTGGGGATCTTCAAAGTTTAATCCTTTACCTGCCATTGAAAATCCAGTGCAAGGACTCCCACCAATTAGTAGATCGATTTTGGGCAGGTCTTTTGCGAAAACTTTAGTGACATCCCCTAATTGAATTGTGTTTGGGAAGTTCGCTTGCGTGACTTTTATGGCGTATTTGTCAATTTCGCTTGCGTAATAATTGTCGTACGGGATTCCAGCGCGTTCAAGAGCGATTTGACCGCAAGACATCCCGTCGAACAGGGAGAGTACGTTCATTTAGGTGTCCTTAGTAAGGTGATTCAGTGAGTAATGCAAGTAGCGCATTCGCCCGTGCCTGTTCTTGGGTAATCCTGTTGAGTCCTTCTTTGCGGCCTCGGAGCAGCCCGAGTAAATAAGACGCGTCTTGAAAGTCAGCAAGGTTATCCTCTAATTCTGGTGGAATATGCACACTAAATTCAAAGAAAAGCTCTTCGATTTTGGGTTGGTCGTCAGTGTGTATTTGCATTTATTTTCCTTTAGTGAATTGTTTGGATTTGCTTTTTAATGGAATGTCCAAAAAGTTAATTAATAGGGGTCCGAAATTTTTTGGTTATTTAGGATTGCTTGGAAGATTTTGCGTGCTTTTTTCTTGGCTTTTTTGAGTGTGCGACCTTTAATTATGTAGGCCATGCACGCGCCTGCAAGTTCATATTGTATTTCTAGGCGGTACCAAACGGGATCTTTTTCGTTCGCGTACAAGCCTAACCCCCAGTATCCGTAGGAGGCGTCCCAACATGCGTACTGTTCGTCACTTTCTTTCCATGCGAGTTTGGGCTTGATTGGTGATGAAATTTTCACCGCTAAATGGATTGCGGTTTTCATGTATCTTCTGGCCCTTTTTTGGGATATGTGTTCTGGGGGAGGCGGTTGTAGTATTTTTCGTTTTTTCATATTTATTCTCTGGTACCCTGCGCAAGTTTAGTGAGAATTATTTGTTCAATGGCGAATACCGCGTCAGGAAACTGTGACATTTTTAAATTGAAATCTGGGCCGCATTTACCGCCTCCGGGATAGGATACGGTGAAATATTCCTTAACTAGTTTTTCAAGGTCGTCTTTTGACAGCCATTGTAACAATAGTGGACTGTCCCAATTTTTTACGTCGTCGGAGAGTTCGGCGTTGCATTCTTCTTCAATCATTTTTGTTGCTCCTTGGTTGGGAGTAGTGTGCCGGTGTTTGGATTTTGCAGTGTTCGCAATTTTTGGATATATTCAGGAGGACTAAGACCGTTGACCTTGGGGGTGCTCAGTGAAACTTGGTCTGCGATTGCGCATTTTTCTGAGCAGTAAATAAAGTCAAACGCGTCTTTTTCTTCTTCAATTGTTGCTAGACAGAATATGCAGCGACCATAAGGCGCGTCTACTGCTTGTGCAAAGCGACTGGCGCAAATGGAAAGGGCATCTGAGTATTCTGTGAAGCCTTCGTGCAGGGCATGCGCGTTAATGCAGCGGGGCGCATTAAGGTTTGAAGGGTCTAATGTTAAGTACCATGCGTCAATTTCCCCGGTTGTGTGGTTTTTTAGTGCTTGGTATTCTGCGCCTTTGTCTGCCCAGTGTAACATTTTCGCGTAACCGGATTGATAAGCGGAGTCATATTGTTGGAGATTAGGCGTGTAGTGTAGGTGTGGCATTATTTTTCTCCATGCTTACGCTGTTGTCCACCAAGATTTTACTAATTGTACGGCGTCTTCTAATTTATTAGTATGCGGAAATTCATATACTTGCCCTCGAAAGAGTGCGGTAATAACATATTCTTCGTATTCGTCTATGCCTACTGTGCGAATTTCTACGAACAGATGGTCTTTTTCGGTTACGGGCAGTAATGCTTGATGTACTTTGAATAGTTCGTCCAGTGGGGAGACGCTGTAGAATTTTATTTGGGACGCATCTCTAAAGAGCGTTACTTGAGAGTCCATTATTTATATTCCATCTCGGTTTTTCAAACTTTCTATAAACGCTATTTCATCACTTGTGCGAATGGGTAGGTTGCTTTTCCATACGCAGGTGGAGCACAGTACATTTCCGTTGGGAAGTTCTAGCCAGCCACATTCAAGTGCGTTTTCCTGGGCAGATCGACTTTCGTTACTAAAAATTCGGGCACCAGAAGTTGATTCGCAATCTGGGTTAGAACAAGTGGCTGACCAGACTTTTACTTTTTTGATGCGTGATTTTATTGGCATTTTAAGACTAGTCCTCTGTGCTTACTGTGAATTCCTCTGAAGGTTGACTACAAATTGTAGTCGATATTCAATACTTGCCGTCCAGTGTGGCTTGTATTTCATTTTCTTCCCTAGCTTCGGCTATACTCTTGGATTGCCCGTAAATGTGCCCGGTAAGTTCTGTAGGGTTCCCGCGAACATCCGGAAAACGAGGAGCAAGGAGCATGTGACACGGTTCAGATTCTGCGGGGTGCAATGATTTTATATCGAACAACCCGTAAAACCAATCGCCTTCGGTTTCTATGTATACCTTAAGTCTTTTCATTTTGTCATCCTGCACTAATGGTTGCGCTACAATACGAACACTGTAATATTTTCTTTTTCATTATTAAGAGCCACCCGAGCAAACTACTGACTAGCATTGGAATGATTACAAATAGGACTGTGAAACCGCCAGCGAACATTGAGGCCACAAGCAAATCAGGTTCCGAAAGCAGCATCAACCAAGTGCTTCCCGTGCCTAACGCAAGTAGGACAATGCAGGCCATGGACGGAATCAACAATAGATAGCCGATTATTACTACGGGCCAGGATAATCGGTAAACCTCTTTTTTGATTAGATTGCCGTTGTCGCATACTTTGCATTTGGGCGGTGGGAGTTTAATTTTTGCGGGGACGATGACGGATGGGGGATCCTCTGAGACGGTAATGGTGCCGAGGCAGTGTTTGCAGGTGCCGCGTTGTCCTTTGTATTTTTCTCCAATTTCTAATGCGTGTTGACAGTGCGGGCAAGTCATGTTAATCATGGTGTTTGTTCCTTTTGGCGTAGTTTAGTTATTTGTTGAATTTCAAATAGGAGTCTTGGTGGGATATGCTGCCTGTCAAAACGTTCTCTACAGTACCCTTGATCTGGAGGGACGCCTGCCCACTCGTAGGTTAGTTCTTGTTTATCATTGTGTTTGCTATTTGGGTATTTTTCCTCTACCGTTACTTCAAGTGTTTGATTCTCAAAGCTGCGCCACTTAAACTCTATAGCTCCGCATCCATCTTCACTAAAAGTGTTGTTAGGGAAAAACATGGGCATTTTTACATTTTCAGGTAATGCGGAAATAAACTGATTGGCAAGTATACAAGTTGATTTTGCAATAGAACCATCGTAATAGCCTCCCCAATACTGATAGGAGCATTTATCTGCCAAGGTCTCAAGGAATTTTCGACATTCTTCTTCTGAGAATTCACCGTTGTATTGGTTTCGTTCAATTTGCTTTTTTAGGTTGTGATTCATTTTTGTTCCCATCGTAAGTTGCCTAAGTAGGCAGCAAGTTCTTTGCCACTTGGAGTATCCGGTACAATAACTCCGCCAGTGCTTTCAGGATTGTCTATTTCTAAAAATTGGTTACGCATTACTTGTGGTGTCCTCGTGCAGTATAGTCGATCAGCCATTGGGTGCCTACGCCATGCAGTGGGCACGCGTCCTCAATGTAAAAAACCTTTAACGATTGGGAGGCATCAAATGTACCGTGCGCTCCCATTCCGTGATCATTATGAAAATGTGAGCAAGCGCATCCAATTTTTATGGCGTCTGGGTGGCCTGGGTTGGGCAGGACATCCGTTATTTCTTCCCAAATGTGCGCGTCTTCTTCGGGGGAGCGCATACAGGATTCGTTGCGCAGGCCGCGACAAAGTTCAATGCTGGTTTCCGCGCAGCATCCCGCGCATCCTTGCTGTAGGACGCTTGCGAATATTCGATTGGCGATGGTTTTGCATATGGACATGGGTTGGTTTCCTTTTTGGTTTTGGCTAGAGTCCCGCGTCTGTGCGAAAGGATTCTTGGTCATCGGATTCTAATAGCGGAAGCATGCGTAATATAAGGTCTTCTAACTCTACGATACGGTCTTCCGCCTCCTCAAAACCTGCCATCAGGTTATTCGCGCAGTCGATGGCAGTGCTGTTCCATGTTTCCCATTCGCTGTAAAGGTCTTTAGAGTTTTTCATTTGGAATCTCCTTAATTGGTAAATGCGTGAACTTGTTAGCCAAAATAATACTGCGAATAATGTGAAAATTGCAGACCGAGGCTATTAATCATTATCGTATTTAGGCCACGGACTGAGGCGTAAGTGCGCATACCCCCACAGCCACCCAGCGCGTATGCTTAAAGCACCTCCCCAGTTGCGGTTATCGTCAATGCCGACCCAGGGAGTGAGCATAAAAATACAGGATTCTTCGCCTAATGGAATCAGACCATAGGTTAGTCTTCTTCTAGCCATTATTTATTTTCCATGCGCAGTAACAGTGCATTCACTATTCTGCGTGCTTTTCTATCGCGTTCAGCTTCGTCGAAACTCGGTTTATGTTCAGTGTGCCTACACTGCCCAAGTTCATTGTTCATTATGTTGATTGCAGCCAATTCCTCTTTGGAGATTACAAACCAGTCACCCCCGTCTTCAATATGCTTGATACTGGATTGTTTATGCCACTCGGCTAAGCGCGTCTCATCGAAGATTTCTTGGTCAGTACCATTGAGCACGTCATCCATATTCGGTTCTCCTACAGTGTTGCGCTAAAATTATACATTAACAATTCATTGCGGGCTGCGCGGTCATCCGTGTTACTGTTTAGGGATTTCGTGTTCGCGCTTACTGTTTTTATTTGCATGAAATCCGCGTACAGGGATTTTGTAGCTCGCAAGTTTGAGTTGCTTGCGATTATTTTTACGTCCTTGTTGGATAGATCGCGTAGACATGCGGCAAGCGCTACCTGCGACATTCGACCAAAGCCTTCAGGCGTATAACCATCAAACTGCCCAATGTAGGGAGGGTCAATGTAACAGATGTCTCCGGGTTGTGCGCGGTCCAACGACTGTAGAAAACCTTCGTGGCGAATTTTTGCGTGCTTCAACGCTTTGGTTACTGCGAGTATGTTCTCTTTATTATAGATTGTCGGATTCTTGTACTTGCCAAACGGGACATTAAATTCACCATTCGCATTAAAACGAGTAAGGCCATTGAAGCAGGTATGGTTCAACCAAAGAAACGACCCAGCCTCCACTTGGTTGTCCAACAGGCAATCGTTGAACTCCCATCGAAACGCGTCGTAATCTTGCGCTGGATTGTCGCGGTCCGCATGTTGAATGCGGAGCGCAATATCGTCAACATCCGCCATTAGGTTTTGCGGATCATCTTGAACATGTTGCCATGTGTGGGCAATAGGCAAACAAGCGTCAGCCAGGAACGCCCTTTTCTTTTTTAATAGTTTTCGATTATGCAGGTCCAGGAATACCGCGCCACCGCCCAAGAAGGGTTCTATATATTTGCCCGTGAATCCAGATTGGGACACCAAACTCGCAATAGGGTTTACCAGCCTGCGCTTGCCCCCGGCGGATTTCAAAAATGGTTTAGGCTTTATCATGATTGCTCCTGGATGTACAGTGCCGCGAGTTGTTTGTTTATCCAATCCTGGACGTAGGCTTTTGCTTCCGCCTCGTCGGGTTGACAGGGGTGCTCAATTAATTCACCAGTACCATCAATGTGATAAATTACAAATGTTTCTGGCTGTTCAGCCCCTATGACGCTTCGAATTAGATTACTTTTTGGGAATTGCACGAAGAATCCAGTAACGTCGCATGTGTTTTTGTATGGTTCCCAAATCAATGTAATGTGTGGAATATCCATGTTAATGTTTTGAACTCCTAATTTCCCCATGCATTAAAATAGAATCTATCATCCAATCGTAGCCGCAGAATCCCGCGCTTTGCTTTCGTAATTTTCGCGCTAAAGCGGCGTCCACTTGTTGTAGGGATACTCCAGCACGCCAGCCATCCCCGAAATCGTACGAAAAGTAGCCCGTGTCAATTAAGGACTGGATTTTTGCTTCGCGTTTCTTGCCTTTGAACGACTTTATGATTACGTAAGAGCGATCCTCCCCGGACCACCGGTTGTTCCATGCGTTATTCCCAGGCATCGACAATGTAAAAGACACTAGCATATTCGTTTTCCTGTTATGATTGGGGAATCTCTTCATAGTGTATGGCGATTTCATCCGACCGAACACTGTGCCCACATTGGTGTTTTGCTAACGTGGCGTTGTCACATGTAGCGTCCATGGCGCATACGCTACAAGAATGTTCACCGTCTGGTACGACTTTTATCAGATTGCCTTGATGCTGCAAGGTTGTGCCTATGGGATATTCTGTTTTGAATTCGAAATTCGGAATGTCTTCATTGGGCACGGAGCGAGTAGCGGGATCACTTACAGGAATAAAAGCAATGTTGGTGTGGTCAGTCCGATCTTCCGCGCAGCATCTGTCGCAGTCTACATTTGCGGCGAAATTATTGTCATTTCCAATGCAACGAACTTGCCCAACACCGCATGCGCCGTCAGATTCCATAACTTTGCAAATCTCGTGACCATTGTTATGAACCACTCGAACTAATGTGCCCAATGCATAATCAGTGTTTGGCACGTAGTCCACGATGCTCACAGGTTCTTCAGAAGTGCCTATAAGGTTATCGCGGGTTTGCGTATCCCTGCCAATCCGCTTGCTAAGACGATCAATTTGCAACAATATGCGATGTTCATTTTCTTCCTCGCGGTTTTTGTTTATTGCGGAGAGCGCCTTGCGTTTCTTTTTATCGGATAAGAAATTCCAAGCATAATCGAGTACCGCGTCATGTGCTGCGCGTTTCAAAATTTGCGCTTCTGTCACTGGTTTACGAAGTCTCATAGTGTTTTTCCTCTGGTTTTGCGTATTTTTATTTTAATTAGCAACGTTTTTGCGTGCAGTATTCACAGTTTAAGTATTATTCCTAGCGTACTCGTATTTAACGTGGTTGCGTGTACTTCCATAGTGTGCTATACTATCCGTACATTAAGGAGAGAATATGGGAAAACGTGGACCCGCAAAAACACCAACACCCGTCTTAGCCAAACGAGGATCGCATCGCGCAAAGTCACGCGCTAAAGTAGAACCACCGGTGATCCCAGTCGAAGACGAATCTAAAATGTTGCCTCCGCCATACCTGCGTCCGGACGCCGTGTTAATTTGGAACCGACTCGTGCCGCTTTTACAACGAATGAAAGTGTTATCCGAGTCTGACTTTTTGATTGTAGCGTTATTTTGTGAAACACATGCCAAATGGCGCGAGGCCGAAGACTTCCTGGTAAACAATGGTGATGCATATTGTGTCACCAACCGAGAAGGGGAAGAATGTTGGAGACGGTATCCCCAGAGCAGCGCAGCTAAAGAGTATGTAGACCAATTGTGTCGCTTAGGCGGCAAATTAGGACTCAGCCCCGCCGATAGAGCTTCACTTGTGTCTGGGGATACCAGTATGACCACGTTGAACGCTAATAAGGCTAGACACTTCCAAACCTTCGACAGTAATGGAAAACTGGCAAATAAATAGGGCGACATTGCTGATTTTCTCCAGTTTTAAGTGAATTTAACGTCATTAATTGTCTTGATTATTGCAAAAACGATCATTCCAGGTACAAAATACGCCCAACCGTCGGAGTCTGGAGGAATTAAACCATATGAATTGGCAATATCTTCCACAAGGCTGCCTGCGCCGTACATCGTAAAGGCACCAAAAACAGTTTTCATCGTGCGTTTTCCTCCAAATAAAGTTCAAGTTCACACTGATTATACTATATACTTCGGAAAAAGTCAAGTAAAAAATCAAAATAATTTAGGAAAAATCGTGCGTTTTAAGGGTTTGAAGCGGGAATTCTATAAATAATGGGAAGAAAAAAGACTGATATTCGGGAAATCATTAAAAATGTGCCTGGATACGACCCCTATCGCGATGCCGGGGATTGCTATTTTGACGCGGAACTTGCACAAGCGCGTTGTAACTTTTTCCCAGACGTGCTTAAGCATGTGGAGGGCGAGTTATCTGGACAACCACTGGAAATTGAACCTTGGTTGCAGGCGGTAGTGGGCAACCTTATGGGCTGGAAAAGGCCAGATGGTTCGCGCAGATACAGGGAAGCGTTTATTTACGTTCCACGCAAAAATTCAAAGGCACTTGCACTCAATACTCCCATTCCCACGCCCAACGGTTGGGCGAATATGGGAGAGTTGAAGGTGGGGGATATTTTATTTGATGAACGGGGGAAACAGTGTAAAGTATTGCAGGCTAAAGAAATTCAGTACGGTAAAAAATGCTATAAGGTAAGTTTTTCGGACCACACTTCAATTATTGCGGCAGAAGACCATCTCTGGACAACACATACACGGTTACCACATAAAGGCAAAAGTGTAAAAACAACTAAAGAGATTCTAAACACGCTTCGACACGGAATAAACAAGCAACTTAATCACAGGGTGCCCGAAACAGGCGCATTGAATATAAGAAAGAAAAATATGGGGGGAGTAGGGCGAACCCATTGGAAAACTATACATCCGTACGTGCTGGGAATGTGGCTAGGAGATGGGAGCAAAAGCAGTACAAGTATAGTCATAGGAGGGGAAGACCTTGTTGAGACTTACAGTAACCTACGAAATTGTGAAGCAGGATCGAAGTTAGGGAAACTAAAGAAGGTTAAGAGAGCAGATGCGTATGTTATGTGTATGGGGTTACGCCTACGAGGGACACCTATAAGCAGTTCTTTACATTCCCGCTTGCGTGCTGCAAATCTTCTAGAAAACAAGCACATACCGCCTAAGTACCTGCGTGCTTCCGATACAGACAGGTTAGAGTTATTACAAGGCTTAATGGACTCAGATGGAAGTGTTTCTAAAATTGGTCAGTGCTTCTTTTCCAATACGAGTAGAACGCTAATTGATGAGACCGTAGAACTCTTGCGAAGTTTGGGATACAAGCCTTCAATTTGTGAAAGCCAAGGAAGACTTAATGGGGTAGATAAGAAAAAATACTGGAGGATTCAATTTTGGGCGTACCAAGACGATCCACCCGTATTCAAGCTTACTAGGAAATTAGCTAGACTAAAAACTAGACCTACGAATTTGGCGCAGTCAAAAACAAGGTACATTACGTCAATTGATGAAGTTCCTTCTGTTCCTGTACGTTGTATTGAGGTCGACTCAAAATCACATTTATTTCGTGCAGGCAAAGGCATGATTCCTACGCACAATTCTACTACCGTTGCAGGCATCGCCAACATGCTATTCTTTACTGACAATGAGCCTGGGGCGGAAATATTTGTGGCCGCTGCGTCTCGCGATCAAGCAGGTCGCCTGTTCAGAATACAAAAACAGCAAATATTGCATGAACCGGAACTTGCGTCTCGCTGTAAAGTACAGCGTAGCATTATATTGTCTCCCGATGAGTCTTCGTTTGTCAAGTGTACTAGCGCAGAAGCCGGAACGCAGCATGGGCATAATGTACATGCAGCCATTATTGATGAGTTACACGTGCAGCCCAATGCAGACCTTTGGGAGGCATTTGAAACAGGTACCGTATCTAGACGCCAACCCCTTATGATCGGGATAACCACTGCAGACATACAACGCGAGAGCCTATGTACAGACAAATATCTGTATGCGTGTCAAGTTCGCGACGGATTGATTCAGGATGACGCATTTCTTCCAGTAATTTACGAAGCGGACATAGACGACGATTGGACTTCACCGAAAACCTGGGCAAAAGCAAATCCAATGCTCGGCCTTTCAGTTCCCTATGAATACATGGAACGCCAAGTAGCCAAAGCAAAATTATCACCACGCGAAGAGAACAGTTTTAGGCGTCTACACCTAAATATTCGCACAGAGGCTACCAACCGATTTTTCAGTATGGACACGTGGGACAAATGCACGTCCGTACCCTTATTTGAGTCCGCAGAGCAGTCAAAACGCAAATTTATCTCCGAATATACTAAATTCAAGGACAATTTAGAAGGAAAACTGTGCTTTGGCGGTCTAGATTTGTCGGCTAACCTCGATTTGACGGCGTTTTCACTAGTGTTCCCAATGCCAGATAAACAAATGCACGTACTTTCTTGGGCTTGGATCCCGCGAGAAACCGCCATAAAATACGAGCGTGACCACAATATTCCGTACAAATTATGGGAAAACCTCGGATTTATCGAAATAATTAGCGGAGCGGCTATCGAATATGATATAATACGCACTAGAATTAACCAACTAGCACAGATATACAACATTCATGACATTGGCGTGGATAAACATGGCGCTATTCACTTGATGCAGGATCTAGAAAAAGACGGCATCGAGGCAGTCACGTTTCATCAAGGATTCAATATGATGTCGCCTCCGATTCGGGAACTTGAGCGACGCGTGGAGACCGGGCAGCTTAATCATGGGTCCAATCCAATACTTAGATGGCAAGCGGGGAACGCGGATACCAAGTCCGGGTCCGAAGGTGACGTAAAACTCATGAAACCTGCGCATAATTCTCCATCAAAAATTGACAGCATAGTGGCAACCGTAATGGGCGTGGGACGCGCAATGCTTCACGACGCCGAAGAAAGTAAATCAGTGTACGAAACTCGTGGAGTTCGATCTTTTGACTAATATTTTGGACGCCTATGGGCAAAAAATGGTAGCAGAGGAGCGCGGGTACATATCTGGCAGTTCTAATTTGCGCAATCCAACCTCTGATTTATTGAATGCATTTAATGCCACGGACAATGATTCTAATGTGGTAGTGACTCCGGAGACTATGTTGGGCATCTCGGCGTTCTGGTGCGCGGTATACGCAATCTCCAGTGACATTGGCCTGATGCAAAAGAATGTCAAGCACACGGAGGACGGCGGGGATCGCGTAGTGGTGGATACGCACGACCCTATCGCCAAACTACTCAATAAAGAACCCAATCAAGATATGGACGCCATGGACTTTTGGTCCGCGTTCTTGTCACACGCGCTTGCATGGGGTGGCGGGTTCGCGGAAATCGTCCGCGACGGCGCAGGGCAACCCACCAGCCTAGAACTCATTGATCCTACGACGGTAACCATTTGGCGAGACGAACTTGGCAAAATAGTATACAGAGTCATTTTAGATTTGTCAACCGGTAGGGACAAGTCAGTAATCCTAGACGACACCGAAATGTTCCATGTTATTGGGCTTTCGTATAATGGGATTTCCGGGTACCCGCTGGCGCAAATTGCCCGCAACGCAATGGGAATCGCAATCGCGTCCCAATCACAGAGTGGTACATTTTTTGAGAATGGGATGACTCCATCAGGAATTCTGGAGCACCCAGGCATAATGGGGGACGAAGCGTTCAGGCGACTTCGCAAGTCATTTTCAGAGCGCTACGCGGGTTCCGCAAACTCAGGTAAACCTCTCCTGCTTGAAGAGGGTACCAAGTGGACACAGTTGGGCGTGGATCCTGAAAAAGCCCAGATGACCGAATCCCAACAATTTAGTATTGAGAATGTCGCTCGGTGGTTCCGCATTCCGCCTTCTAAGTTGATGCACTTGCTCAAGGCGAATTTCAACACATTAGAAATGCAGCACCAAGAGTACTATGACGATACGTTGCTGCCTTGGGTCACCAAACTAGAAGAGCAAGCCGAACGCAAGCTACTGACGCATAGGCCCGATAATTATTTTATCCAGTTGGACATGTCGAGTAAGTTGCGCGGTGACCAAGATTCTCGCTCCAAGTATTATAAAGAGCGATTCACCATTTCGTCCATGTCTTCCAACGAAGTGCGAAAGCGAGAAGGTGAAAACCCAAGTGAAGAAGAGGGAGCGAATAACGCCTGGATACAAATGGCGATGGCACCTTCCGAGGAACTTTACAAGCAAGCAACACTCACCACGCAATTAAAAGAAGTTGAACTTGAGGTGGCGAAGTTTAATTTAGAAGCCCTTAAGAATCCACCTGCGCCTGAACCAGAACCGACACCCCAATTAGAAAAGGAACCCACTGATGAAGATCCCGTGGAAAATAATAACGCGAATCCTAGAAATATTATTGATGGTGCTCCCGAAAAAGAAAAACAAACCCGAGACGCCACCGAAGTAATCGAAGACCAAGAACTTTGCGTGGAATTTGAATTTGCGGATAATGAGCAAAGTGATAATTCTGCGGAGAAAGAAAAAAGAATTAAGATTGTGGCGGCAATTGTGGAGTCTAGTATCATCCCAGTTACATCCGCATATAGACGACTGCTGCATGCAGTAGCGGACAAAGCGAGACGCGCTCATAAACGCGGCGACCTCCAGGAATGGGCATCTGAGTTCTTCGATCAGCATAGAGAATACGCAGAACCAATAATCTCTGAACCCTTAGAGGCTTGCATACGGGCAATTGCCGTGGCGACTGACACTGAATATGCACCTGAGAACTACGACGTTTACGTGAGAGAGTACATCGACCTGAGAATGGGCCAATACTTGAGGGACTTGCAAGCGCTCGTTACAGGAGGAACGCGGGAGAACCTTGACACCATTGAAAACTGCGCGGACAGCGTAGCTTCTCGCGACATAGAAAACCTTATTGAACTGTTCGGGACTTCCATACCCGAAACACGGGAACTTGAGATGGCGAAAAAGATTATTGACACTGTTGATAATATTGAACAAAGTGATAATACTGCGGACGACGAAGTTGCGTTGGATCTTGCGGATCTCCCAATTGAAGCACGCAAAACTGATAATTCTGCAAACAAATAAGAGTGTAACTTGGTGAAGTAGGAAAAATTTACCCGCCAAGTGGTAATAAATGTCGTAATTTGTAACGTCCCGCCGCATTTCCGGCAATGAAAGGACACTCAAAACATGAAAAAGTTGCTCGAATTGCTAGAAAAAGAGATAATCAAGTGCGGAACACCGCCCACCCCATCCAAATGGAAGAAACTTAGGTGCCAAATACGCGAAGCGGTGCTCCCTGTTGTCGTTCCCGCAGTAGAAGATGAGCCTACTATTGTAGTGGTTTCTGATATTGAGGACGGTGAAGAGTTGGTAATAGTGCCTAATTTGGACGCTCCAGTCACAGAATCCGTCGAAATATACGATGATGGCGAAGAAACCTACAAAGTTCCCGTAAAAACGACCGTTTATAACGACGGTGAAGGGGATTACGAGGTGGAGGTCTAAAAATGCCTACACGAAATCAGCCCGAAAACCTTGAAACGCGCACATACGTAGCTAATGTGGCTTTCGAAAAACGCGGAGACACGGCCACCACGGATAATCGAATGTTAGAGGGACACGCTGCAGTTTTCAACGAACTTACGAATTTGTATGATTTTCGTGAGCAAATTGCGCCAAACGCCTTTGCAAACGCGCTTTCTGAGGGCCAGGACGTAGTTGCCAACATAAATCACGACGATTCCATGCTATTGGGCAGAACTTCGTCTGGCACCGTCCAATTAGAAGAAAACGAGCACGGATTGAACTCGCGCATTGATTTGCCGACCACCACATTAGGAAATGACACGAAAATCCTGGTGGAACGCGGTGACATCAGCAAAATGAGTTTCAGATTCGCTGTTCGTGAAGAAGGCGAACAATGGGAATTCCCGGAAACTGGCACTCCCATACGAACATTGACCGATTTGGACTTATATGACGTAAGTCTTGTAACATTTCCCGCATATGAAGGGACGGACATTGCCGTGGCGCAGCGCTCTCTCGATAATGCGAAAACCGGAGCACCTAAAATGAAAGAAGAACTGGACAAAAAAGTCGTAAGTGCTGACGGTTCAAGCACTAACGTCACATTGAATTTGAATTTGGATTCCCGATTCGTTCCTGCGGCAGTCGCAGTTGTCGAAGAAGACGAAGAAGAAAAGGCTGAAGACGCAGTAACCGAAGAACCTGAAGAAGAACCTACCGAAGAAGAAGAAAAGGCCGACGACGCGGAAGCGCAGGAAGATCCCGAAGATGGTGAAGACGCGAAACCCGTGTCCGAAGTAAACGCCGCCGAATCTGACGACGAAATGCCGGAACCCGAAGAAGACGAATCCGAAGAAAAAGCTGGTGAAAATCCGTTCGAAGAAGATCCGGAAAAAGACGAAGAAGCGGAAACCAAAGCCGAAGACGACGAATCTGAAGAAGAACCTGAAGAGGACGAATCTGAAGATGAGAATCCCTTCGCACGAGCAAAGGGCATTCTGGACAGGCGCTTGGAGAATATGGCAATGAAACTCCGCCAATCTTCCATCCAAAAAATTAAAAGTCGCAACAACTTACGATAACTACGCCGAACAATGGGAAAAACC